GGATTGCATTTGAAACAAGCAAGGTATTTTTAAAACAACTTAAAACAGATTCAAAGACATTTAACAAATTAGTTAATGTATTAAAATACAATTGCAATGTACCTAACACAAATAGTAAAATGGAATCTGTATCTGCCGACGCTGATACCTTAGATGGCTTAAATCCACATTGTGCAATTATTGATGAATACCACGCGCACAAGACAAGCGATGTTTTAGAGGTTATGGAGACGGGTATGGGATCAAGAACACAGCCATTGTTATTAATTACCACTACCGCAGGCTTTAACCGTGAATCACCTTGTTACTTATTCCGCAAAGTAATGGTGGATATACTTGAAGGTAGAAAAATTGATAATACTGTGTTTCCATTGCTTTTCTGCCTGGATGAAGGCGATGACTGGCAGGATAAAAAGAATTGGACAAAAAGTAATCCTAATTTAGGAGTTACTCCGTACATCAGCTACATGGATGACCAGTATCAAAAGGCATTAAATGAAGGAGCGGCAAAGCAGATACAATTTATGACAAAGAATTTAAACGTGTGGACAACTACCTCCAGCGTTTGGATTTCCAACAGTTACATTGAGCAAACAAGGCTTTTTATAAGTGATGAGCAACTGACAAATAAGAAATGCTTTGCAGGCCTTGACCTCGCTTCTACTCGTGACATTGCAGCCTTGGTGCTTTGCTTTCCAATTCAAGCAGGACTTGACAAGCCACACATCAAATCCTTTTTCTTTTGTCCAGAAGATAACGTTAGGGAAAGGTCGTTGGCGGATGGTGTGCCATATGTACAATGGCAGCAGGATAAACATTTAATAATGACTGAGGGGAATGTGACTGATTACGACTTTATCAAGTCTAAAGTCATAGAGTTGACAAATAAATATAAAATAGAGTGCATAGCTTTTGACAGATGGAACGCAAGTCAGTTAGTGATACAATTAACTAATGACGGTGCAAATATGAAGCCATTTGGACAAGGCTTTATTTCAATGTCTGCTCCAACTAAAGAGGTAGAGAAATTGTTTTTATCAAATGAAATTACTCATGACGCTAACCCAGTTATGGAATGGATGCTTACTAATGTTATGCTTCGATTTGATCCTGCTGGTAATATTAAAATTGATAAAGCAAAGTCAACGGAAAAAGTAGATGGTCCTGTTGCTATGGTAATGGCTTACGCTCAGATAATGGTGGAGGACAAACCAACTATTTATACTTCTGGTGAACGTGAGCAAGGTTTATTAATGTTATAAATGTACCTAATTGAAATTTAAATTATGTCAATTATGGAGATATTAATGAGAAAACATGAATATGCTGAACAGGTTAGGCAAATCAATTGCACATCCGGTTATTTCCACAGATTTTACGAATTAACGGCTGAAACAAATACACACCAGGAAGCATGGCAGCGTTTGGAAGAAGAGAGAAATGAATTGGGATTGAATGACAAATACACGACTTATAAATCATTTAGAAAGGCTAAAAAAATGTATATGGATATAAGATTTGTATAGGTGTTACCAAAGGTGCATAATTTTCATACTATTTGATTTAATTTTACCGCATGGCTATACTTGATACCATGCGGTCTTTTTTTTCCACGCGTAAAAGCAGCCTGGAAAATCCATCAACGCCAATCAACGGTGATACACTTGGCGCATTATTCCAGCGTGGCTCTGCCGCAGGTGTAGCGGTTGATGAATATTCTATTGTTGGTCTTCCTGCTTTCTACCGGGCAACACAGATACTTGGTGGTGTTATAGCATCTATTCCTTTTGACATTATTGAAAAGCAAGATAACGGAGGTATCAGGATTGCAAAGGATCATCCTAATTATAAAATAATTAGCCGTGAACCTTCCGAACTGTACACCTCTCACACTTTTTATAAAACAATGGTGTTGCACTATCTTGCACATGGTGCATTCTATGCAGCTATCAACAGAAATAGTATAACGACAAGAATAAATAGTTTAACTATTCTTAATCCGACAAAAGTAGAGATAGGTTATAATGCAAGAAATGAGCTTGTTTTTAAAAACAAAGAAACTAACAAAACATACAGGAGCGAAAATATTATCTACATTCCTAACCTTTCATGGGATGGCGTTAAATCGTTACTGATTCCAGATTTACACCGTGATAATTTTGGTCTTGCTTTAGCCAATAGAAACTACGGTGCTAATTTTTACAAGAATGGCGCACATTTAAATGGAGTGCTAAAACATCCTGGCAGATTAACGAATGAGGCATACGACAGATTAAAAAGTAGCTTTAACCGTGCATTTGGTGGAAGCCAAAACGCAGGAGGTACTGCGATATTGGAGGAAGGGATGGACTTTCAGAAAGTTGGACTTAATCCAAATGATGCATCCTTTAACGAAACAAAGAAAGCTACTATCTCTGACATTGCAAGGATAACCGGTGTACCTGGCATTTTATTGGAGGATATGGATAAGGCTACGTTTGGCAATATGGAGCAGTTAAGCCAGATGTTTGTCAACTACACGATTATGCCATTATGCGAAATCATAGAGGCAGAATTTAATCGTAAGATATTTTTTGAGGTAGAAAAGGAAAGGTATAAAACACGCTTTAATCTTGATGGCTTATTAAGAGGAGACATTGCTGCGAGATCATCTTATTATACGACTATGAGAAATGTTCTTGCCATGTCACCAAACGAAATCAGGATTAAAGAAAACATGAATCCGTATGATGGTGGTGATAGTTACGAATTGCCATTAGCATCAAATATTAAGACTGAAAATTCAAACGATATAACCCAAGATGCCAACATATAACGATTACCCACAGTCAGCAGTACGAGCAGCAAAAAAGGCGCTCAAGCACAAAGAGGAAAATGGCTCTTCGTGTGGCACTCGCGTAGGTTGGTTTCGAGCAAATCAAATTGCAAACAAGGAAGGTTTAGATTTATCGGAAATCAAAAGAACATTTAGCTTTTTATCTCGTGCAGAAGTATATAACCAAAATAAATATTTTGATGCTGATGGCAATGAAATATGTGGGTCAATTATGTACGATGCCTGGGGCGGAGAAACTATGAAAGGATGGGCAGAGAGAAAGATAAATGAATTAAAAGAAGAAAATAGTATATCAGAAGATATGGAAAAGAGAAGTATAAATTTTGAATTAAGAGCAAAGCCAGAAAGCCGCACAATTTTTGGAACGGCTACTGTTTTTAACTCTGCTTATGACATGGGATGGTATGAGGAAGAGATGGATAAAGAGGCTTTAAGCAATGCAGATTTAAATGATGTAGTAGCATTATTCAACCATGATCAAAACATGGTACTTGCCAGAACTTCATCCGGTACATTAAAATTAAATGTGACAGGCAATGCCATGGAGTATGAGTTTGAAGCACCAAATACAACTTTAGGCAATGACCTATTAGAGATGGTTAGACGTGGTGACGTATACCAAAGTAGTTTTGCATTTACTGTAGAGGCTGAAGACTGGCAGGAAAGAATGGGTAGTAAACCTAAAAGAGTTATACGCTCTATTAAAAAAGTGTACGATGTTTCGCCTGTCACTTATCCTGCCAATCCTGACACAATGGTGGCAAAGAGAAGCTATGAGGCAACAAAAGAAATAGATGAGGATTTACTAAAGGTAATTGATATCTCTGTTAAATCCGAAATTAATATTCAAAACGAGTTACGCAGGAATGCCCTGCATTTAATTAATTTAAAACAACTATAAAATGACTTCAAAAGAGTTAAGAGAAAAGCGGGCTTCCGATTACGCAATTATGGAAGACCTACAAAAAAGAGCAGCTGGTGAAGGAAGGTTAATGACTTCCGATGAACTATCTCAATGGGATGCAGCCGATGCCTCTTTTAAAAATTATACAGAGCAAATTTCACGCCTTGAAAGATGGAATGAAATCAACTCTGAAAGCCGCTCAGTAACACAGGCTGAGCAAACCATTTCAGAATTACCAAGAGATGCAAGGGAGATTGTAAAATCACCTGAGTATCATACGGCATTCATGAAAGCACTTGCCAAGCGTGACCTTACAAGCAATGAGCAATCAATGCTAAGAGAGATGCGTGGAACTGCAACCATCACCACTTCCGAGTCAGGTCTTGCAGGTGGGTATGTCATTCCTTACCAGTTCTCTTACGAATTGGAAAAGACTATGGCATACTATGGACCAATGTTGCAGGTATCTCGTATTATTACTACACCTCAGGCAGGAACTTTGTATTGGCCAAAGGTAAATGATACAGGAACAAGCGGTAACTGGCATACTGAGGGAGGATCGGTGACTGTTCAAGACATGACATTTACTCGTGAAACATTTGCTGCTCACGTTATAAATACTATGGTGCGCGTATCTGTTGAATGGGCAAATGACGAGTTTGGTTTATTAAATACAGAATTACCAATCATGTTAGGTGAGCGTTTAGGCCGTGGCTTGAACACTGCATTTACAACTGGTGACGGTTCTGGCAAGCCAACAGGTTTCAAAGATGTTGCTCCTTCCGGTGTTGAATCTGCTGCTACTGGCTCATTTACTGCATCTGATTTAATTAACCTTGTACATTCCGTTGACATTGCTTACCGTAACTCCCCATCTGCTGCATTCATGATGCACGATCAGATTTTGAGCGCGGTTAGAAAGTTAAATGTTGACAATGATTACAATGGTTTATTCCAGCCATCACTCCGCGAAGGTACACCTGATAGATTATTAGGTTATAACTTCTTTGTAAATAATGACCTTCCATCTGCACAGGCTGCTGATGCTAAGATTATATATTTTGGTGATTGGTCTAAGTACATCATCCGCCAGGTGGCTAACAATGTGCTTGTGCCATTGCGTGAGAGGTTTATGGATGAGATGGAGCTTGGTTTCTTAATGTATGCAAGGTTTGACGGCAAGTTACTAAATACTGCTGCAATTAAGCATTTGAAGAATCTGTAAATAGGGGATAGTAATTAGGGATGGGCATTAATTGCTCATCCCTTACTAAAAATTAAAACAATGGCTTGGAAAGTAACTACGGCACCTGCGACAGAAATTTGGACAGTTAGTGAAGTAAAAGATTATCTGAAGGTGGATACATCGGCAGATGACACTTTAATTTCTACACTAATCCAAAGTGCAAGGCAGGCAGCGGAAAGTTATTTAAATCAGGCTTTAATTACTCAGACAATTACGGAGAAGTTAGATAGGTTAAGCAATCCTTTGCTTTATTTATCTGTATCTCCAGTTATATCTGTATCTTCATTCCAGTATGCAGATAGCAATAATAGCACTCAGACATTTGACGCTGCCAATTATGTAGTAGATACATTTAACAAGCCTGCCAGGCTTAGCCTTGCTTATGGCAAATCATGGCCAACATTATATGGTAATATCAATGATGTTACGATAACATATACGGCTGGTTATTCAACACAGCCCTCAGGTGTACCCTACCAAATAAGACAAGCCATCCTTATGATAGTCGCTGACAGTTACGATAATAGAGAAGATTATATTAAGAAACTACCCACCGCATCAGAATATTTACTTGACCAATACCGTGTACAATTATTCTAATGAAGTATAATAAAAAAGAAGAGATTGGCAAGTTAAGAGAAAGGATCATTGTTCAAAGTGTAACAAGGACAATAGGCGAAACTGGTTATGGTGCTGAAAGCTGGAGTAATTATGCGGAGGTGTGGGGATATGTAGATTATAAAGGAACTAATAGGGAAGAAGTTGAGGGAGGGAAGATAACTGCCTTGAGTCAAATTAAAGTTATTTTGAGATATAGAACAGACATAAACGAGCAACAGAGAATTATCTGGATGGATAAATATTATCAAATTGAAAATGTGCAGATATCAGAGGATAACTTGTATCTGCATTTATTTTGTTCATACGCTCAAAACTATGTCTGATGTTTATATCACAAGCCAAATTAGATAAACTGCGTAGGTTACAAGCAGAAACACAGAAAAGAACTAATAAAAAAGGTCAATTATTAGCAATATATAACTTTGCAGAATCAGTTATTGAACTGGATAATATAATGCAAAGAATCACAATAGAAAAAAGAAAAGAAATATCAAAAGCAGCAGAACCAATTGCATTATCTGCATATAAAAATCTTGTTCCAAAATCTAATAAAGAACATAAATTTTATATTAAAGGTAAAGGATTAAAATATACAATATTACCAGGTAATTTACAGAGGTCAATTAAAATAGTATCGGATGAAAAGAATTTTAAAAGAGTTGCATCAGCAATTGGTCCATTATATAAAGATGCTGGCAAAGGTGCTACATTATCAAGTGATGGAAAAACAGATGGCTTTTACGCACACATGGTATATGGTAGTACAAAAGCATGGATGAGAAAAGTAAAAAATAAAGCAGAGAAGGCAAGCCAAATGGCAGTATTTCAAAAGATGTCGGGAGAAGCAATTAAAATGGCTCAACAATATCCGCGTAAATTTTGGGAGTTATGATAGGGAAAGTAATATACGGAAGATTAACAACAGATGCAGCCATTACAGCTGTATGCGGTGTAAATATATTCCCTGACATTGCTCCGCAGAATGTGCAATATCCTTTCATGGTTTACACTATTGTAAATAGCACACCATTTGATTTTAAGGATGGTCAAAGTAATTTAGAAGAAATTAATGTGCAAGTTGATGTATATACGAATAATTACGAAACTACGCAGACACTTGCCAACAATGTCAGAAATAGATTAGATCGCTTTAGCGGTACAATAAACAATGTTAGTGTTCAAACAATAACCTATGTAAGCAGCGATAGCCAAGTGTACAATCCTGATTTAAATGTTTATTGGATGAGTATTGATTTTAACGCAAAAATGAAGAGATGAAACTAAGATTATTAAAAGAATATAATGGAAAACCACCTGGCAAGGTTGG